CGAGGTAAAAATAATTTTAGGAGTTTTCACATTATGACAAGATGATACCGTTTCTTACACCTTTTCACAATATCAATATATCACTTTTAAAGTGGGACAACAACGCTTTTTCGTCCCTTTCTAAACTTCTCCTAATTTTTCAAGCAATATGTGACAGGCTCTATCACATGCACGCATGATTACGTTCTTATTCGTGAAGTGTTTCTTCGCAAGTGAGCGATAATCATACACATCATCGAAATAGTATTCTGTGACAAATTCTCTTTGTTTTTCGTCAAGCTCTTCGAGAGTTTCTTCCACGCATCGCTTCCAAAAGAGACGATTCTGAATATATTTGTCGCTCTCGAATCGAATGAGCTCGTTTTCCGCTGCTTTCGAATTCGTTCCCTTAGCACGGATCCACGCATTCACATCTTCTTCCTTATGGCATAACATATCAAATTTTCTCGATGTGATTTCACGGTCATAGTGTGGATACTCTCTGAATCGAATCTCAGCGATTTTCTTATCTTTCATTCAATCCCTCCATTTCAAGAATTTGATTGAAGATGCTCTTCACTAGACTAATCGGAATATTTGAGCGATTGTTGTATCCATTTACGTTTTTAAACACCACCGCACTCGGTTTGTTTCCTGTTTTCAAATCCAACCTAACATTCGACTTGAATTTTGTAGGTTTTTGAAGATGATAATCATCATATTGATTATAGTGAACTAGATTATCATACGAGATTTTAAATCCGAGAATTCTGTCGATATATTCCCAGATTTTTGAGCGTTCGGGATTCTCAATGACATAATATTTCGGATTGTATCGTTTAATGATTTGAATCAAATTGAAAGCACATAGTTCACCATTGATTCGCTTCACAATTTGTCTTTCGGGAATATAAGTATATTTTTCATACTCGTGATAGTCTCGAATAGTAAATGGACTGAGTGGTGTTTGTGGTTCGAATAAGGATTCATCGTCTCTCTCTTGTTTCCAACAAGCGTTCCCCATTATCATGTGAGATGCAATCGACCAAGACTCACAAGGAGGACTTGCAATGATGAGATCCGGTTGAGGGAGCTTGTCAAGAGTCTCATAGAGCTTATTATCTCCGAAGAGATACGAATAATCAGCGAGATTCAAGTGAATGAAATGATTTTTCTTGTTTTCGATATCCAATCCCACAGAATAGATTGTCATCTTTTGCCCCCCCTCATTCAGCTCTCGAACTCCTTGAGCATAGCAGCCATTGCCGCTGTCAAACAATGCCCAAACAATCATCGCATCAACTCCTCGAATTTAGAATAAACTATTGACATCAAAGTCCTCCTTATCAGTAGATATCCCAATCACACTATTAAGGCTAAAACACGCCCTTTTCTTTTTGCCATCAGATGCACTTATATACTTGAATTCAACCATGCTCGTTATATAAGAATCTTGTTTGATATTAGTCACATTTTCAAATCTTAGCGTTTTTCCATTTTCTAAAAATAAAGTTAATTCCATTGTTATTCCTCCTTTAAGTCAAAAATCTGTTGTAAAACATAATCCCGTTCTTTTCTATTCAATCCACCTATAACATCGTTTGTAATTGGTGTGCTGTAATCAATGCCCCAATTACCATTTTCATCAAACCTTAAAACTGCAATTTCAATTCCAAAGTAAATGTAATTTAATTTAATTACACTTGCACCGTACCCATTAGGAAACTTGTAAATGGTTTGTGGATAACCTAAATATTTTTGTTCTTTGATATATTTTTTTGAATTGTTCGCTGTAAGTTAAATCCATCACTGCGCCTCACAATCCACAAATAGAGCTTTGATTTCATCGCCGAACAAGTCAATAGCACGTTCGGCATCTTCTTCATTTTTGAAGTATCCGAAATTATAGAAATAATTACCAAAAGTTACGTAATCTACTTTAATACGGTTTTCTACAATTGAACAAAATAAATAATATTTATCTTGTTTAAAATCTTTCCAATCAGGTTTCCATCTATCATTACATTTATCTCTGAATATTCTAAAAAGATGCATCAGTCTTCTTTTTTTAGCTTCTAAAATTGCTTCTTGCTCAGTATGAAAAATATGTCCTTGATAAAAACAAGAATCAATCCATGCGCTTTCGTCCCAACGAGCTTGTTGATTGTTTCCATAGGCATTGACGAACCAAAATACTTCGCCTTCCTGAAACGTGCTCTCTGCATATTCTAGAAGTTCAATCTTCATATTCAGTTTCTTTCGTTTATTTTTAAGTGTTTCTATTGTTTCCATTACTATTCATCCTCTTAAGTTGCACTCATTAGTCCACCCTGCTCAAGTGGTCGCCCTAATCTTCGAGCTGCATTCTTGAGCTTGTCACTTTCTTTTAAAGTAATAGTTTCTACCGCCTTCAACGATGTTTCAAATCCAAGCAAGAAAGCAAATCGTTCATTGTAGCTCATCTCTTCTAGCTGACCATAGTTGATATCTTCCTGGAACTGTTTCAACGCTCTATCATACATCGATATATCCTTGTACTTGCAATGAGCCACAATCAAGTAATACACATCGTCTTTCAGTTTTTCGAATTCTGTTTTCTCCTTCATCGTTTAGTCCTCCTCAATATTTTTAAGGTACTTTTCGAATTCTTTAGCGTCCATTTTGATTAGACTTCTGATTTCCTTTTCTTTCTCGTATCCGGCTACCATTCCGTTGAACAACGTAACGATAGCGAACAAGATATGGATTCTACTAATTCCAAACACATTAAGCATTAAAATCGTGTATGTTATGATTTGCCAAAATATCACCCATAATTGATTTGTTTTCATGATTTTTCCTCCGTACGATTGATGAGCATCGTCAAATGCTTTTCAGCCTTCCTCAAATCTTCATTCATCTTTCCTTTAGAAGGCGCACGCAGCACGTACTTCAAGATATTTCCGACTAGATAACCATCTATCGCATTCTCGTATTTCGGCAGAAAATTATCCATCACTTCAAACACTTCTAATCCGTTAACTCCTCTGTAATGGCTTGGATGGTTAACAGAACTGTTGCTGCGAGATTCATCCCATTGTTTTTGTCTTTCTTTTGCTATTTTTTCTGATTCGATTGCTGCTTCTTTAAAATTTATGAAACTCATTTAATTCCAGCTCCTTCAAAGTACGTTTCGAGTCTATCCATTATTTTCTTTCTGGTTTGCCATCCGATTTCATACGGATTTCTTAAAAAGACATTCAATGTGACTGTTCTTACTTGCAAGATGTCTCTAGCCATGTGCTTGAAGTTATTTTCTGAGTCAGCAATCATTTCCTCGATATCGTCTCTAGTCTTCAATAAGACTGAATCGTACCAGGCATCCATTCTGTTGGGACCAATATTGCTATCCATCTTGTTAATTTTGAACGGCTTAGGCGCTGCAGCCACTTCAACTACATTTCCTGTCACTCCATGCTCTTTCATGAATTTACGTGCAGCACCATAATTTTTGAATGTCATTGCTTCGTTTTGACTTGCTTTGAATTCAAATGTATATACTGGATGGTGTCTGTTAAGATATCCCATCATGCTACTGTGATCATTTATTTTTTTAAAGTACATATTGCCATGTTTAATTACAAATACCATACTCATTCTCCAACTCTGCCATTATTTCTATATGGCTTCTAATTTTTCTCATAATGTCGCTATGTGGTTCGGATGATTGGTAAGTGGCTATTATTACATTATTTCTGTCTTCGATTAGACTGAATCCATAAAGCTTCTCTAATTGAGCTACTTCCAATGCTTGCCAGATAGCCTTGTCTTTCTGTTCCTTCTGCTGCTCGATATATGCTGCTGCGTAAGGAAGATGCTGATACATGCTCATGCTCTTAATGTTCTTCTGGCATTGTTTAGCTTCCTGCAGCATAATCATCACAGCTCTTGTAGTCTTCAATCCTTCAGACTGCATAATCTTTTCGAATTCTATCGCGTTCATCCTAAAACTCCTCTACAAAGTCCATTCTTGCTTTGAAAAATTTGAAAGTAGAATCCATCAAATCTCCTTCTCGGTTCTTCTTGATTGAGAATTTAACTCGCTGATAGCCTTCATGATTGGCTTCTGTTTCTTCATTGTTCAAGAATCCTACGACATTCGAGTCTTGCTCGATTGATCCAGACTCTCTCAAGTCGCTTAGTACTGGTGACTTATCCTGGCGCTGCTCTACTCCTCGTGATAGCTGCGATAGGATAACGATAGGAACTTGCTGCTCGTTTGCTAGATTCTTCAATTCGCGTGTAATCTGCTCAATCTGCAGTCTTCTGTCGCGATTGTTGTTGACTTTAATCATAATTCAAATTTATTAGGTCAAGGCCAAAACTTTGTTTTTGATAATAATATTGCTGGAACTTATTCT